CGATATTTTTGCAACCGCATCGTCCTGACCGATTACTTTAGTTGATAGAGTTTCTCTTAAAGAGATTAGTTGTTGTGTCTCATCAGTTGTAATTTTATTAATTGGAATTTTAGTCATTAATGAAACTACATCGTACACTACATCTTCAGTTACTACTCGTTTGTTTTGGTCTCTGTTTTTTTCAAACTCATCTTTTTCTCTTGCTAAATCTGCTAGTATTTTTCTTTCCTTATCTCTAAGGTTCGCAGCCTCTTCATATTTTTGTTTATTAATAACATCTAATTTCTCTTCTTTTATTTTTTGAACTTGTAATTTCAGTTCCTCAATAATCTCAGGAAGTTTGATTTCAACTTGTGAACGAGCTCCCACCTCATCAATGATGTCAAATGCCTTATCTGGAAATTCACGATCGGTAATATAACGGTCTGCCAAATCAACACATAGTTTTAATATGTCATCACTGTATGAGACTTTGTGGTGATTTTCGTATCTATCTTTTGATTGTTGTAATATTTCTAAAGTTTCTTCTTTAGTTGCTGGATCAACCATTACTTTTTGAAAACGTCTTTCTAACGCCCCATCCTTCTCAATATTTTTTCGATATTCTTCTAACGTTGTAGCCCCAATACATTGTAATTCCCCACGAGAAAGCGCTGGTTTAAATATGTTCGATGCGTCCATCGATCCAGATGCGTTACCTGCACCAATCATAGTATGGATTTCATCTATAAAAATAATAATGTCAGGGTTTGCATATAACTCTTCGATAATCACTTTCATTCTTTCCTCAAATTGACCACGATATTTTGTACCGGCAACAATCGATGTCATATCCAATGATACGATTCTCTTACTTGATAAATTTTGTGGACAATCTCCTTCAAATATTTTTTTAGCTAACCCTTCAACTATTGCTGTTTTTCCACAACCTGGTTCACCTAAAATAATTGGGTTATTTTTTTTACGTCTTGATAAGATTTGAGCGATTCTATTAATCTCATCATCACGACCAATAACAGGGTCAAGTTTACCTTCTTGAGCTTGTTTAATTAAATCCCTTGAAAAATTATCCAATACTGGTGTTTTTGAAGGTCCGTCTTGATTTTTGTTTTTTGATTTTTCGTTATTATCTAAAGTATCGTTCATATGTTCTTTTTTTAAAAATTAGTAATATTGAACCGAATAATCAATTGTTTGATGAATTATAGTATTTATAGTTATGGAGTCATGGGAAAAATTTGCAGATGCTTTGCAGTTAACAAAAGATTTAGAGAACATTTATTTTGAAATGAGAAAAGTTTTTCAAAGAGAAGGTTGGACACAAAAGGATATTGAAAAACCACCATATTATCCGCAAGATTTAATGTTTTTACATTCTGAATTACCACCATTAGTTAGAGAAATAGACAAAACAATTAAAGATTATGGTTTTGAGGTTGACGGAACCAAAGTTCATTATTATGTTATGGATAAACTTCGTCATATAGATGACATAACCCCATTAACAAAACCAAACCCAAATGGCGATTAAAAGAACAACAATAGACGGAACTAAAATTATATGTGAGATTGAATCAAGTAATTTAATTTTAACAGAATATGACTCTGAGACCAAAAAATTAATAACTCAATTTAAAAACGGTATGAGATACGAGTATGAGGAAGTTCCACATAATATTTATGCTCAATTTAGATTATCCGAATCACAAGGAAAATTCTTTAACACACAAATATCTAAAGCATACAAATACAAAAAAATAGATAATTAATATCTTTTAGGTATTTATAGTTATGACAAACGATAAAAAAATTATTAGTAGTTTTTATCTTCAAGATGAATTAAACCCCGACATATGGTATTTACCAAATGAAGAACATATGGGTGACCTTAATGCTCAAGAGTATAAGTTAAAACCTGAAATAAGAAAAAGATTATTAAAAGTTGCTGAGTTGTTCATTGATTATTTAGATGTTGATTTTTTTGTTCACGATATTTTACTTATAGGTTCATTAGCCGGATATAATTGGTCTGAATTTTCAGATTTTGATATTCACGTAATAATGGATTTTAAAGAGGGTGGGGATAGAGAAGACTTATATAGAGAACTTTTTAGACTTAAAAAAACGGTATTTAATTCTGCACATGACATTAGAATAAAAGGTTATGAAACTGAATTATATGTTGAAGACGTTAATGAAGGTAATGCGAGTACGGGTATGTATTCAATATTAAATGATAATTGGGAAAAACTACCAAAGAAAGAAGACTTTACTGTCGATGAAAAAAAAATAAGACAGAAGGCGGAACAATGGATGGATATTATTGACGGGGCGATTGAAAATGCTGAAGATGAAAATTTAGAAGATGCTATCTCAATAGTAAAAAAATATAGAGAGAAATTAAGGAAGTATAGGGCATGTGGACTTAAAAAAGAAGGTGAATTTTCTTATGAGAATTTAGTGTTCAAATATCTAAGAAGAAATGGGTATATTTCTAAATTAGAAAACTTTAAAAATGAATTTGCCGATAAAAAATTATCATTAGAGCAAGAAAAATCGGAATAAATTGTAAATTCTAAAGTTACAATATATTTATATATAAAAAATTATTATGTCTACAACTGCATGTACATCTTATTATACGACTGTCGTTACCGGTTATCTTCCTGGAACAGGAGCAACCACAGGTACCATCGTTACTTATACAACCCCAAAACCAGTTTGGAGTGATAATGTTTCCGGTGTTTCTGGCGTAACTACTAATGTAGTATCATTACAATGTAACGCAGTTGCTTTGGGCGGATTTAATGGACTAAACAATTAAAAAACAAAATACAAATGGCAGATATCAAACCAATAGGTAGTGAAAAATTACAAGGAATCGATAAGTTAAAGAGAATTATGGAAATTGCTCGATATAATGAGACCCCTAAAAACGATATTAACGAACTTTCAACTACTAATTATACCATTACATTAGCTGATGGTATGACTTATGGTATAGTTAAAGAAAAATCGGGTTACATCCTTAAAAAAGGTATTAATGAATCTGAGTTGGATTACTCTGACCCTATGAAAAATAGAAAATACTATAGATCATATTCCGAAGCAATTAAAAAACTAAATTTAGTTGCATCTGAAGTTAATCGAGTTACAGGTAACGTATTTGAAACTCCTCTTATTGGTGAACAAGAGGTAAAAAAAAAATTCATTTTAAAAACTCCTAAACCGAAACCCCCCGTAGAGGAACCTGCACCCGAACCGGAAGCTACTTTACCCCCTGCACCTGAAGCACCAACACCAGAAGGTGGTGATATGGGAATGCCACCGGCAGAAGGTGGTGATATGGGAATGACTCCTCCTGAAGGCGGTGATATGGGAATGCCACCGGCAGAAGGTGATGTTGAAATGGGTATGGAAGACCCTGAAATGGGCATGGAAGACCCTGAAATGGGCTCGGAAGAACCACAAGGACCATCAGGATTAAAATCAATCCAAAGATTAACTGGTAAATTAAGTCAAAAAATCAGAGCATTTGATAAAGATAAGGGGTTAGATTCTCAAGATATTAAGTATGTAATCAATTCTATTCTATCATCAATTGATTTGGATAATTTAGATGAGGATGACAAAGATGATATTTTATCTAAATTTGAAGATTCTGATGAGTATGGTATGGAAGGTGAAGGTGATTTAGATTTATCTGGTGAAGACGATATGGGTGATTTTGAAATGGGAGAACCTGAAATGGGTGAACCTGAAATGGGTGAACCTGAAATGGGTGAACCATCACCTGTGGAAAGTTTTAAAGAGTCGGTTGAAGATGTGTTATCTAAATATTTTGTGGTAACTAACGAAGAAAAAAAATTACACGAAGAGAAAAATAAGAAAAATTTTATTAAAAATAAATTAATCAGTATTGAGGTAAAAAACGAAATCGAAAGGATGAGTGAATCGGTTAAACAAATGGATTCTGCAAAAAGATTTTTAAATGAAAACTCAAACGCCAAGTTTATTGGTAAAACCAATAAACAAAATTTAGTTTTTTCTATGGATGGAAAAAATATAAAAGTTAAAATAACTGGTGAAATTATATGATTTTAGTTTATGTAAATGAACTCGGACCAAACTTTAAAGGTGATAACATTTATGAATTTATCTTTTCTGATTTGGATGATGTATGGGGTGAGGATTGGGAATCAGAACCCGCGTCGGGTAAACCGCTTCCTCCGGATATTCATTACATAAAAAAAGTAGGGGTTCTAAAGAATTCTAATATATCATTAGAATTAATTCAAGAATCGGACTATTTCGGAGTTATAGATGCTATTGATGGTGTTATAAGTTTAGCTTGGGAAAAATCAGATAGTGACGACTTAGTTATATCAAAACATAAAAGACTTGTTTTCCAATATGGTGAAACTGTGGAAGACATTGAAAATAAATTATACGAGAGAGACATCGTATTAAAATGGGAAAAAAATTTAGTAATTGATGAAACATATGAATCCTAAAATCGCAAAACTTCTTCACGAAGGATTTTCAATTAATACTATTGAAAAATTAAATGACGCACAATTAAGTGCTCTTTATAGTAGAATCTCCGAACAAACAGGCACTTTAAACATACCAAACGGGGATACCGCATCAATTGATAAAGCTAAGGCGGAAAAAAAACCTTTTGTTACTTATGAAGAGGAGCTTGGTGAGGAAGAAGTTAATGAAAAATCGGTTTCAAAACAGCAACAAAAAATTATGGGATTAGCTTTATCCGTTAAAAAAGGTGAAACACCTAAATCTAAAGTTTCTAAAAAAGTTAAAGACATGGCTAAGGATATGTCAAAAAAAGACCTTGAGGATTTTGCTTCCACAAAACATAAAGGATTACCAATATACACAATGGAAGAAGAAAAGACGGATGAGGAAAATGACGTTGATGTAAAAAATATTGAGGAAAGTATTTTGAATATTATTGAAAAACACTTACCTCCTCATACCACTAAAGGTGAACTTCTTAAAACAATAAGAAGAAAATAATAATGAATGTCACTATCAAAAGAACAAATATTATTAGAGTATGCTAAGTGCATAAATGATACTCCGTACGCATTAAAAACCTATTTACAAACTTACGATAATACACAATCACAATACGTACCATTAGAACTATTTAACGACCAAGTTACCTTAGTTAAGGATTACGATACTAGTGAGGAGAATATTGCCTTAAAATATCGACAAGCTGGAGTGTCTACAGTAACATCTGCTTGGGCATCAAAAAGATTGGTATTTGCCAAAAAATCAAAACCAGAAAAAATCCTAATAATTGCAAACAAAATGGATACTGCCATGGAAATGGGTAATAAGGTTCGTGCGTTTGTTGACCAATGGCCTTCTTGGTTGGGTGTTACGTTTTCAAATGAAAAGAATTCACAAAGACACTTCAAATTAACAAATGGTTGTGAGGTCAAGGCAGTTGCAACATCAAAGGATGCTTTACGTGGTTATACACCAACAATATTAATATTCGATGAGGCAGCATACATTAACGCCGACGAAGACTTTTGGTCGGCCTGTATGGCTTCCCTTTCTACGGGTGGTAAAGTTATTGTAATTTCAACACCAAATGGGTTTGACCCAATTTATTATTCAATATATAGTCAAGCGGTTAAAGGGATGAATGACTTTAAGATTACTGAAATGTATTGGTTTCGTGACCCACGTTATTCTAAAGATTTAAAACTTATTAAATGTAATGATATAGTCCATTACATGTTAAATCGTGGGGATTATAAAGATGATGAAATCATATTAGATTATACAGACATTAAAGTAAGTGATAGGGATTTTGAAGACATTAAAAAGAAAGTAGAAAACGAAGGTTATAAACCTTATAGTTCTTGGTTTGAAGCTATGGCTAAAAAGCTAAAGTTTGATAAAAGAAAAATATCACAAGAGTTAGAATGTAACTTTTTAGGGTCAGGGGATAGTGTTATTCCTGCTGAAACTATGAAAAAAATTAAAGAGAATCATATTAAAGAACCTGAAAATAAATTTATGGGTGGTGCTGTTTGGCAATGGAAAGAACCCGTAGCCGGACACCGTTATATTATGGGTGTTGATGTTTCAAGGGGTGACAGTGAGGATTTTAGTACCATATCTATTATTGATTTCGACGCAAGAGAACAGGTATTAGAATATATTGGAAAGGTTCCTCCTGATGTTTTGGCTGAAATAGCCTATAAGTGGGCCACGATGTATACCGCTTTTATTGTTACCGATATTACCGGAGGTATGGGTGTTTCTACATCTAGAAAATTACAAGAATTAGGTTATAAAAATTTATATATAGATGGGGTTAATCCTGCCGATAAATGGAAGTGGGATCCAAAATCACAAGATAAAATACCTGGAATTAACTTTAACTCTAAAAGGGTTTTAATTATTCAAGCGTTTGAGGAAGCGTTAAGGTTTGATTTCGCATTAAGGTCACAAAGATTATTTAACGAATTAAATACGTTCGTTTATGTCAATGGTAGACCCGACCACCAAAAGGGGCAACACGATGACTTAATTATGGCGTTTGCTATAGCTATATTTGTTGGGGAAACTTCATTTGCTCAATTAGAAAAAGCGACGGAACAAGCAAAGGCAATGCTTGAGTCATGGTCAGTACAATCAAATGAAAACAAAAATTCGTACTCTAATTTTAACCCAAGTTTACCTGTTACTCCGAATTTTGGGTACGGCAATCAACCAAACACCGTATCCAAAAGTGATTATGAAAAGTATTTATGGTTATTCAGTGGTAAAAGGGTTTAATTTGAAACTTACCATATTATTTTTAAAATAAAAAAACATGTCAGAACAAAAACTAACCGTATGGCAAAGATTGAGTAGGACTTTTGGGCCAAACGCTACATTAGACCAACAATCGCCGGTTTTCAAATTTGATAAGAAGGAACTTCTAAAAACAACAGATAAGTCTGAATTTGAAAAAGAAAAACTACAAGCTCAACAAACCATGTACATTGGTAAACAATGGCAAAAGGTTGAGAGTAACTTATATCAACAGGCGGTTTATTACGAACCAACAAGAATGGCTTCGTATTATGATTATGAATCTATGGAGTACACCCCTGAAATATCTGCAGCGTTAGACATTTATTCTGAAGAGTCGACAACACCGGACCAAGACGGTTTAATATTAAAAGTTTATTCTGAATCAAAAAGAATAAAATCGGTTTTAATTGATTTATTTGTTAATAAGTTAGACATTAATACTAATTTACCTATGTGGACAAGAAACACATGTAAATTTGGTGATAATTTTGTTTACTTAAAGTTAGACCCTGAAAAAGGTATCGTAGGTTGTCAACAACTACCTAATATCCAAATAGAACGATTAGAGAAAGGGATGAGATTCCAACCTGACAAATATTCACAGGAAATGGAAAACGATGCGTTGAAGTTTACGTGGAAAGAAAAAAACATGGAGTTTAACACATGGGAGGTTGCACACTTTAGAATATTAGGTGATGAAAGAAAACTACCTTACGGAACATCAATGTTAGAGAAAGCTCGTCGTATATGGAAACAACTTTTACTATCTGAAGATGCGATGTTAATATACCGTGTATCAAGAGCACCTGAAAGAAGGGTGTTTAAAGTATTTGTTGGTAATATGGACGACAAAGATGTTGACCCATATGTACAAAGAGTTGCCAATAAATTTAAAAGAGACCAAATTTCAGACCCATCAACAGGTAACGTGGATATGAGATATAATCAAATGGCAGTAGACCAAGATTATTTTATACCCGTTAGAGATGCTGCAGCAACAAATCCTATAGAAACCTTACCTGGTGGAACAAACTTAGCGGAAATAGCCGACATTGAATATATCCAAAAGAAACTGGTAACGGCATTAAGAATACCAAAAGCCTATTTAGGGTTTGAGGAAGCGGTTGGTGATGGTAAAAACTTATCATTATTAGATATTCGTTTTGCTAGAACAATCAATAGAATTCAAAAATCTATGATTGCTGAATTAAATAAAATAGCAATTGTTCATTTATTTCTTTTAGGTTTTGAGGACGAATTAACAAACTTTACATTAGGATTACATAACCCATCTAAACAATCAGAATTACTTTCAATTGAACTTTGGAAAGAAAAGATTTTACTTTATAAAGATGCTGTTGCCGAAATCGCTAATAGTGTTGCTCCTGTGTCCGCATCTTGGGCTAAGAAACATATATTAGGGTTTTCTGATGAAGAGATTAGATTGGACATTCAACAACAGAGAGTCGAAAGAGCGGTGTCTGCTGAATTAGCTAAAACTGCGGAAGTAATTACTAAGACCGGACTATTTGATAATATTGACCAATTGTACGGTAAAAAAGATAGTGAACCGGCAGCTGAAGGTGGAGATGCGGGTGGAGAGGCACCAATGGGTGGAGAGTCAATGTCCCCACCACCGGGAGGAGAAGCACCAATGGGTGGAGGGGCGGAAACACCACCACCGGCACCTGAAGGAGGTGGAGTGACTCCCGAAAACTTTAATATTAAAGGTTTAGATTTATTAGTTGAGGATAGTCTATTTAACTCTTTAGGTTCATTAGATTTTTCTAAAGGTAGTAACTCTTTAGTCGAAATAGATGATAAGTTGAAATCTTTATTAGATAAGTAATATTTATAATATAAAAGACTATGAATACTTTTGGTACAATTAAAACAAAAATAGAACACGCAACTGTAAATCTTTATGGTAAACCGGAATTTAAATCATTTATGAGACAATTCAAATCGATGGTTTTAGAAAATAAAGATGTTGCTGAACTTTATTATATATATGATGATTTGTCATCTAAAAAAGGTTTAGACAAATCAATTGCTGACGATTACTTAAATGAATCGGTAGAATATAGCCAAGTATTGATTGAGAATAATCAAAATTCTTTGGGTCGAGTAAGTAATTGGATCGATTCAGTAGTTATGGAACATAAAAATGAATATTCTGACATTGATACCACTATTTATAATCATTCTATTAGAAATTTAGAAATCGTATTAGAGTCTAAAAAAAATATTAAAAATACTTTAATCAGTGAAGAAGTTAAAAAAGAACCTACTAATTTTAATTTACCGTTATCATCAATGGTTCGAGCTGCTAATGATTCTATAAGTAAAAATATAGAATCTATTGATGAGTCTGATAGAAAAGAATTAACATCAATACTATCAATTGATATTCAGGATGTTAAAACGGAAATTGAGTCTTTAAAAGAGAATATCTTAAAGAACTTAAAAACTAATCTTAACGAATCTACAGATAAGGATTTATCTTTGGCGATTGAAAATACAATTAATAAAGTTAATAGTGCAAATATTGACCATTATAATTTATATAAATTAAGAAAATTAAATAGTGGATTATAAATCCGATTTCTTTTTTTGTAAATAAGCCGCCTTTTTACGTTGTTCCCTTTTCTTCACTGAGTTTTTTGTGAACTCTTGCCGTTCCTTTAATTTTTCAAGTTGTTTTGTTTTATATATTTTAAATTTATATTGTTTGAGTGCTTGCTCAATTGAACTTGAATTTTTAACTGGAACTATTATCATAATTTTTTCTCTTTTTACATATAAATATAAGGGATTTTTTAAATTTTGACAACAAGTTTATTTTTAACTATACTTAGGTAAACCAATAAACTTTTAAGAAATGAAAAATGAAAAAAGGAAAAACATCAAAATTAAACATTTTTGATGATGCAAAATGTCACTACGGTACAGTCGACTCTAAAAATCTAAAATCAATATATATAGTATTACAAACGTGGGTTGAGCCTTTGGATGACTTTGATAATTGGAATAAAATCACAGGACATATAAAAAGACAAATACAACATACTCTTTTAGAGGTGTCCGATCACACTTGTTTTGAAAAAAAACAAATTGTAGATTTAGATTTACGAACAAGTGGTATTCAAAAAAACAAAAAAAGTTTTATGAATTTAGAGATTACACTTTTTGTTCATAACCAAAATCTAAATTTTAAATCATTAATATTAAGAGAAAAAATTAAAAACATTTTAAAATCAATATATCTTGATGACTTAAAAAACTCTAAGTTTTTCACACTAAGTAAAACAAAAGTTAAAGAAACGATAAGTTGCTAATATTTATTCTAAAAAACGATTATGAGAATATTAGGACCAAATGATAGTGGTAAGGGCATTTTAGTAGAGTGGGATGCTGGATACATTAATCCAAACGATATGAGAAACACTGATGTGATAAAAGAATCATATGGTCAGTTAGAACATTCTAAACCATTTGTGTTTTATGCAACATTACAAAAACATGGGGTACCAAATAGAAACGGACGAGTATACCCTGAAAAAATATTAAAAAGAGAGGCGGACAAATACAGAGAAGTTATTAATCGCGGTATGTCCATTTCAGAATTAAATCACCCTGAATCTTCTTTAATTGATTTAGATAGGGTTTCACATTTAATTACAGATATATGGTGGGAAGGTAACGTATTAATGGGTAAGATTAAGTTATTAACCACTCCAGGTTTCCATGAAAGAGGTATTGTATCATCTAAGGGTGATTTAGCCGCTAACATGATGAGACAAGGTGTTACTATGGGTGTATCATCTAGAGGTGTTGGTTCTTTAGTTAAGAAAGGAGAACAAAACGAAGTTCAGGAAGATTTTGAATTAATTTGTTTTGATTTAGTTTCATCTCCATCTACTCCTGGTGCTTATCTTTATTTAAATAAAGAAGATAGACCTAAGTATGAAGAAAAATTAGCAGAACATGACACAAACACTTTTAATGGTGGTGGATTGGAAAAATCAGTTGACTTAATGAAAAGATTATCCGATTATTTAAAATAAAAACTTTAAATTATGGATGAAAAATATTTTATAGCTAAAATCACTACTGATATGGCTGACGAGAACACAGGGAAGATTAAAAAAATTAGAGAAGAAAAATTAGTAAGAGGGTTCTCACCAACAGATGTTGAAGCCAAGGTTACTAAAGTTTATGAAACTTATACAATGGATTGGAGAATCACTGCAATTGTTGAAAGTAAGATTGATGAGGTTATTGAGTGATTATGTAACATACTAATGAAAAGGGATACTAAACGTGTCCCTTTTTTTATTTATACGTGTTTTTTTCTTTTAATTGTCCCAAAAAAGGATTTTTTTTAAAAACGTATATATTTATCTGTAAAATAAACGCATAACGCATTGCTTTTTACAAAACAAATGAGTATAGAAAAAACAGGATCAATAGTTGAAAACGCTTTATTACAAATTAGAGCAGTTGAAAACGCTATTAGTGAAAATGCAAAAGGAATACTTGCTTCTACGATGAAGGAAGAAATCAGTGAATTAATTAAAGAATCTATTATAGGTTCGAAAAAATCTAAAAAAACACTTTTTGAACAAGACGCACCTGAGGATGAACAACCTGAGGAAATTGGCGTAGAAGATGAAATGGGTGATTTTGAAGGTGAAGAAGATCCAGAGGCTGAAGTATCTGTTGACGACGTTGATGACAACGAAGTTGAAGTAGATGACTTTGAGTTCGATGGTGATAATGAAATGGAGATGCCTCCATTGGATATGACATCTGCAAGTCCCGAAGAAATTTTGAAAGTTTTCAAAGCTATGGGTGACGAAGACGGTATCATTGTAAAAAAAGAAGACGATTATCTTCATTTATCTGATACTGAAAATGATGAAGAATACCTTATCCAAATGAATGGTGTTGACAATAACATGGAAGAACCAATGGCAGACTTAGAAGAAGGTGTTATTTACGAATTGGAAATGAATGTAGATGAAGAACTTGAAAACCAAGAATACAACGAACAACATGGTTTTGAAGAACAAGAATACAATGAAGATTATGGAATGGGAGACCATGAATATAACGAAAGTTATGGAATGGAAGAAGATTCAGACTTTTTTGATTTAGATTCTATTGAAGTGGATGATTTTGGTGGTGAAGAAAATGAACAAGTTTATGAAATTGACCAAGCAGAATTAGAATCAGTCGTAGAAGCATTTAAAGCAATTGGGATAGGAATGGGTAAAGCAGGTAACGGTTTTGCTAAATCAACGGTAAACCACAAAGGGTTTAAAGAAGATATGGCTGACGGAACAAAATCTCAAAAAACAGGTAAAGGACCTAAATTCAATTATGGTAAGATTAAACATGGAGTAACTGAAACTGAAGTTGAAGAAACATTCGAAGAATGGGAAATGGAAGAGGACGTTGACATGGTTGATATTGAAACTACTGAAGGAATGATGGAACCTGAAACTACTGAAGCGTCAAGAACTATGACGTACAAACGTAGAGCTGAAAGAGATAGAGTTGCCGCACCAAGTCAATTAAGAAAAGAATCTGTAAATAACGAATTGAATTTATTACAAGAGAAAAATGAAGAATACAAAAAAGCTTTAAATTTCTTTAGAACTAAATTAAATGAAGTTGCAGTATTTAATTCAAATTTGGCTTACGCTACTAGATTATTCACTGAACATTCAACAACAAAACAAGAAAAGATAAATATACTAAGAAGATTTGACGGAGTTGAATCTATTAAGGAATCTAAAAATCTTTACAAATCAATTAAAAATGAAATAGATGGTAAATCAAGTGAGGTGGTTACTGAGTCTGTACAGACAAAAGTTAACAGAACACCAGCTAATGGTTCTGCCGCTAATTTGATTGAAAGTAAAACGTATGAAAATCCTCAATTCATGAGAATGAGAGATTTGATGACAAAAATTAAATAAATAAACAATAAATAAACTCAAATTAAAAAAAATAAAATGGGAGCATTATTAGAATCAGGTCTTGTAGGTAACATCGGGTTGAAACACCTTAAAGTTATCAAAGAAGACACAATTAACAAATGGGACAAATTA